AGAGTTGTCCCGCGCAGCGCGGCCCCATTGCTTAGAATGTGGTGGGTGCCTAGAGGAATGTGATATCAGCAGAAAGCGCGAAGAGCTTCCAACCAAATCGCAGCTAGCCGCTAATGCTCGCGTTGCTGGTATACGAAAACAAAGGCGCTGTCCACATTGCGGCCGAGCGATTGGAAACAATGACGATTTGGCCCGTCATCTTCGTTTATTTTTAAATTGCTTGACATTCCACGCATGCGAGCGAGCGCTATTTACTCCGGACGGGTTGTTGGTGATCCCTGGAACGATTGTCATTGAGAAGGTGCGTACCGGAAAGTGGAAAGTTGTCGGGATGGACTCGTTGGGTACAACCGAAGAATTGTATTCGACCACGACTAGGCTAGAGTGTTCCCGTTACGTCGATCGCTACTTTGGCCCTGTCAGCCTTGCGAGGTGAGGACGGAGTGCAGTTGTTTTGGAATCTTTATTTCCAATGACCAGCCCAGATTCTCGCACGCGCGCACGCGCCTAAAGGTGTGGACATGGGACTCGCCGTAAGAAACAAAGGCATTACGCAGGTCAAGGTGTCCGAGCTGGGTAAACCTGACCGGTAAGGAAGCGAAGCTACTAAAATGAGAAGCCCAAAGATACAAGAGCGCGTAGCCCTCACCATGTCGATGCTCAACCTGTGCTGGCCCAAGTACAAGATCAAGGACGCTCTCAAGGCTCGGTATAAAATCACCGGACGAACGTGTGAGAACTACTTTCGTTGGGCTCGCGAGGATATGATTGCCGAGATCGGCATTCCAAAAGAGCAGCACCGCGCCAACATCTATGGGTTCTACGCCTCGATCGTGGCCGACACCAAGATAGCCAACTCCGACAAAGCCAAGCTGGAAGCCGTCGAGGGCATCCGTAAGCTACTCGGTCTTGACGAGCCGAGCCGTACCGTTGTATCAGGAGATGCCGCTGGCGCCCCCGTCGCTGTGCGTATAATGGCGATGCCCGATAACAAGCGAGAGCCCAACCTCGAAGAGAACCTAGCGCGGGCGTCCCACCATGGAAACGGAAACGGGCGAATTTCGCGATCTCCTTGAAACCGAAGAGCAGAACCCGCTCGCACCCCAGGCCGGCACTCAATACCAGTTCGCGGCATCGGACGCAGACGTAACTATCTACGGTGGTAAAGCTGGGGGTGGTAAATCCTACGGCTTGATTCTGCAGCCAACGCGTCACCTCCACCTACCGAGCTTCGGCGCCGTGCTGTTCCGCCGCACCTACCCCGAGCTGACCAACGAGGGCGGTTTGTGGGACGAAGCAGCTAACGTCTACCCAGCCTACCGTGGTGTGGCTGAGGTCGGCCGCATGCGATACAAGTTCCCGAGCGGCGCCAAGGTGAGTTTCCGGCAGATGGAACATGAGCGAGACCTGACCAAATGGGACGGTTCCCAGATCGCTCTGATTGAGTTCGACCAGCTCGAGGGCTTCACGCGCCGCCAGTTCTTCTACATGTTCAGCCGTAACCGGTCGACCTGCGGCATCCTGCCCTATATCCGGGCGACATGTAACCCTCAACCCAACTGGTTGGCCGAGTTCCTCGAATGGTGGATTGACCAGAAAACAGGGTATGCGCGCGATGATCGTGCCAACCTGAAACGGTGGTTTTGCATCGTCGGGGATGAGGTCAAGTGGGGTGACACGCGGGAGGAGCTCGAGCGTCGCTACGCCAAAGAGGGTCTGATCCCTCGCTCCTGTCGCTTCATACCTGCCTCGCTGCAGGACAACCCAGCTCTATTACGTAAGGATCCAGGCTACCTATCGAACCTCATGGCGCTATCACACGTCGACCGTGAGCGGCTGGAAAAGGGCAACTGGAAGATCCGCGACAGCGACGGCACCGAATGGCCCGCAGCATACTTCGTAGACATCATGACCACTGACTGGCCCAAGGCGTTCCAATTGAGTGCTATCGCCGTCGACCCATCAAAGGGCCGGCAAGATGGGGATCCCTCGGCTATCCTGTTTGTCGGCCTGGCCTCGGGCACCCTATGGGTGGACGCCGATATTGAGCATCGGCCTGCTGAGCGGATCATCGACGATGGCGTTGAAATGGCTATGCGTTGCTGGCCGGATGCGTTTGGAATCGAAAGCAACGGATTCCAGGAACTGCTTGGCGAGGAGTACAACCGCCGCTGCCGGGCTGGAAGTATTCCGCCCTTACCCATGAAGCTAATCAACAACAGCGTGAATAAGCAGGTCCGGATCCGGCGAATCGGTCCCTACCTCCGAAACGGCAAGATCCGTATACGCGATAATCCCGGGGGACGTATACTTCTGGAACAGCTAAGCGGTTTCCCGTTGCCACAGGTCCACGATGACGGGCCGGATGCACTGGAAATGGCGTTTCGTCTTATGCTACATGAGCTAGAAATGACGCCACAACTCAGCACGCGAATCACAGTATAGGCAAGCCAGTGCCACCAAGGACGTCCCAAAACGCGCGTAAACAGATTGAGAAGTTACTGAGGAGAGGGTATCGTCACCATGAGATAGCGGCCATTGTCGGTTGCTGTCGCCTAACGGTTGTTCGGGAGGCCAGGCTGCTCAATATTCACATTCACAGAAATGGTAAGTCAAGCGAGCGAGGTCCGTTATATGACCGACGATCAGTTCTGTAACCAGAAAATATCACTGCCTCAACGAGTCTACGCCGTCTACCGAGACGGTGAAGTCATATCACTTCACTTGACGCTTTCCGAAGCTAGTGCAAGCTGCGATGGCGATGTTGTTAATATCTGCCACCTTATCAAAGTCGGTTATGCCGTGTCGGTAACCAAGGAGGCTCCACTATGTCTGACGAACTCGTAGCACTTCAGGACCAGCGCGACTCGATGGTTGCGGAAGTCCAGATCGCACAGCTTAAAAACGCACTCAAGGCAGAGAACTCGATTACCGAGCATATCGAAACGTGGCATGAAATCCCCGTATCGAGTGGCCAGCGAGAGCTTGAGCTCGACGAACCGCTGTTTGGCCACGGCTACCCGCCACGCCCTCAGCTCTACACTTCACTGAGCGATCGCAAGGATGGCCGCTTTCTGCCGTATTACGAGCACGAATTTGATCTGCGTCGTATGCGAGCCAGGTCGCGGTCACTCGGTGCGTTCACGTCCGTGGCATTAGGTGCGGTCGAATCGCTTGCTAATTACGTTATAGGAAGCGGTGTCACTATCGAAGCGCAAACGCCTGACGGAAAACCGAATACGATACAGGTTATTGCCCAGCGCATTATCGACGAAACGATGGAAGTTAACGACGTAGCTGGAAACTTAGACCGTGAAATCCACGATACGAGCGTAGTTGAAGGCGAGGCGTTCGCTGCAATCTACCCAAATGAAGATGGTACAATTGACCTCGGCATCAACGATAACGACACGTGTCGCAGACCAGACCAACCGCACGACCTAGAAAAACACCTCAAGGTAAGCCATAAACTCAACTCATGGTGGTATGGTGTTCACACACAACACTCCCTTCTTAAACGTCGAATGGACACGAAGCCGCTTGGCTACCACTTTGTCTATGATGAGGCCGGCAGCGATTGGGATTACATCCCAGCGGAGCGCGTGCAACATTTCAAGCGTAACGTGATCGCAGCGGCTCCGCGTGGTATTTCTGACTTCGTGCCGATTGACGAGGACTTGAAAAACGAGTCCAAGCTACGCACGAGAACAGCCGTTGGCGCTGCTATACAAGCGTCAATTGCCTTGGTTCGCGAACACGCGGAAGGCACGACCAAGGACCAGGTGGCTGACCTAACGGGCGATGTAGCCCTGGCGACATATCAGCGAGCGACACCTAACAGTACAGTCTCAGAGAACGCCGAGCATTTCCCGCCTGGCAAAATCGTCGACCTGAATAAGGGGCAAACGTACACGGGTGGGCCGCTCGGTACAACGCGCAGCCCGATCTATATCCAAGTGGCTGGCTACGTATTGCGTTCGATTGGTAATCGCTGGCAGTTCCCGGAATACATGATCTCAGGGGACGCTTCGAATGCCAATTTTGCCTCAACACTGGTGGCCGAAAGCCCGTTCACCAAGTCACGCGAAAAGGATCAGGGGTTTTATACCCGTGGCTTCAAAGCCCTGTTTTGGAAAGTCCTGATGGTCGCCTACAAAATGGGCCGATTCGGTAACGTTTCGTGGATGCAAGTTCTAGCAGCGATCGACCTAATGGTGACGTTGCCAGAGGTTGCCAGCCGGGACAAGCTTAAGCAGGCCCAGACGAATTCCTTGCTGTTCGATAAGCGGTTGTTATCCGGTCACACATGGACGACTGAGTCCGGCCACGATTACGACGAGGAGCAAAAGCATATCTCAACTGAGCCAGA